TCATCAACCGATGTTGGGTCGGTATCATATTTTTCCCACTCTACAAAAGTCTTAGTACCGGTCATTGCTTTCGGTACAAAGTCAGATGTATTATTTACTGAAAAGCTAACATTATTGATCAGCTTATTGAAACGGATACCATCAGCTGTTAGAGCCGATGCCGGGGCTCCTGGAAGGACACCCATAAAGTCATCCTTAAAATTCTTAAACTCCTGTAAGAGTTGAGGTGCAACGAACTGATTCAGCCAATTGCCATCTACTGTTGTAGCCATAATTTTTTCTATTGATTTTATCACTTTATACTTTACGTCAGGCCGTACAATTACAACCTGTCAAGATCAGTATGATGTGTGGTTTATTTAATTCTGTTACGGGTTTTCCAGTCAGCAAACAAAGCTGCGTATGCTTCAGGTTTTTCATCTTCCAATTCTGCTAGCATAATTGGGTTTTCATCCTGCATTTGTTCAAATGTCTTACCTTGGTAAGTAGCACCTTTTCCATCAACCGACGCTTTAATTTCAGTCGACAATGCAACTACCGGTTGAATACTATCAAGGACGGCTTTTGTCCCTGCAAAGTTGGCAGTCAGCATTTGCTCCCAGTTGCCACGTGTGTCAGCTTTGATACGGTGTTCCTTTTCGGCCTTGTCAAGTTCTGTCTTGATATTGGCCGCGTTCAATTCTTTTTCCTTTAGGTCTGTTGAAGCCTTCAGTGCATCATAGTCCTTTGCCTTTTGTGCATTTTGAGCAAGTTTGGCATTAACTTCATCCTCAGTTGCCGTATCCGGTAAACCGAGTGCTTTTGCAGTTACTTGTAAATTCATTTCGTTTTTTGTATTTGGTTTTGAATTAATAATATCCTGTGGGTCAATTTTAATAGGTGACCCAATGGCCACGATATCCAAAGCAATAGCTTGAGTAATTTTGATAGGTTCTTTTACCGTGGTTACAAAACCATAAGTTTTCGCTTCATCTGCTGTCATCCAGATATCACCGGAATCCCATTTAGTTTTAAAGTCAGCTTCCGGAGTTTTTAATTTTGCTTTATAGGCATCATAATAAGCAACGGTCATATTTTTGAGTAACTTCAAATAATTTTCCATTTCAGTTTCGTTGCCACCCACATAACCGGAAGGCTTATGAATCATAAACTGTCCATTTTTAGCCATTACAAAAGATGTTGCATTTACTGCAACATAAGTTCCGGCACTTGCAACGATGGCACCACCTTCACCGGTATATGTTCCAAAAATTTCAATTAGTATATTTACAATTTCATTGGCTTGAAAACAATCACCACCATTTGTCATCAAATAAACCAAACAGGCAGTTACCCCGGCATCTTTCAACGCCTGGCATCGTTCCCGAAAATCAATGGCATTATTGTCACCCCATTCTGAAATGTTACCAATAATGTCTACACGTCCTTGTGTACCTTCAGAAGTAATATTGATTTGCAATTTTTTTGACATAAGCGTAATTATGACTTGTTTTTATTGTGAATTCGAAGCAAATGTAAAGGGTTATTTCGGTGTATAAAAACTTGTATTTCATACAGATAAAAATTTTATAGTAAATAAAATAAATTCTATTATTCCACTTAAAATTTTTATAGTACATCAAATCATGTTTTGTAAAACCCCGTAAATAGGTACAACTTTGCATAAAAAACAACGCTATCACATGAAGAAAAAGAAGTCCCTAAAGCCAAAAACTGAGCGTAAACAACAATTACCAAAACAGGAGTATGACAAGTTGAAGTTTTCTGCCTATGAATTGGTAGTTGTACAAGGTTATACCCAAAAAAGAGCTGCTGAAACACTTGGATTAACTGAACAAACACTATCAGCCTGGGCAACTGAAGATGATTGGAAAGGTCAGCGTGAAGGACGCCAACAATCCTATCGTACCGATGTGGATAACGTGAAACAAATCATACGACTTACTTCACAACGCAGATTAGATTTAGAACACGAAATACACGATGCTCAAAAAATACAGGATGCTAATTTAGAATGAACTTCGAAAAGAATCTTTACAAATTGGAGATGAACTTTCAAAGCTCACCAAGACATTGGCAGGTCTAGAAAAAGATAACAAATATACCCTGGGTGAATTCATCAATGTCATGGATGATATTTTTACATCTATGCGCTTATTTGATGAAGATTTATTTGTCAAAACCATCCCGTTTCAAACTTACTACGTTCGTAAACGCACTCAAGAACTTGGATAATGGAAAAACCTATTCATGTTAAGCCGGCAATGTATTCTTATTTCTATCAGGAACTGAAAGAAATTGCTTTGAAATATGGGTATAATTTAGTTCTACATGGAAGCATGAACCGGGATTTAGATTTAATTGCGATACCGTGGCAACAAATTTTAAGACCTCACGAAGAAATGATTCAGGAATTTACTGAGTTTTTAGGAGGTGAAATTGAACATGAGTCATGTGGACCGGCTTTTCATGGCCGACTTTGGTATGTAATCAATATTCGTAGACGTGATGAACACGAAAATTATAAAGAAGATCATCAGTATTATTTAGATATTTCAGTAACACCGGTTGCATAACTATGGCTACTCAAAAAGTAAACGATAAGAAACTCGCTGATGCATACCTCGCAAAAATCGAAATAACCAAACGAGCTAACGAGGTAAACCCCTTTGAAACCAAAGCAGAACAAAACACACGAATAGAGCGAACAAAACGTGATGTGGTATATATGGTTAAGAACTACTTACCTCATTATGCCACTGCTGACTGCGCTCAATTTCATTGGTTAGCTGCGAATCAAATTGCCAATGATGAACTGATTAAAATCTTTTTAGAGTGGTTTCGAGGAGGGGCAAAATCCGTTTGGGCTGATGTGATCATTCCTTTATGGTTATGGATGCGTGGTGAAGAAATCTTTATGTGTCTATTATCCGACAGTAGTGAACGTGCATCTGAACTATTAGCAGACATTCAGGCAGAATTTGAGGGAAACGCACTTTTGATTAACGATTTTGGAGCTCAAAAGTGTGATGGTGATTGGGCTATTGGTAATTTCAAAACCATTGATCAACGCTTTATTGGTATGGCTTTCGGGATGAAGCAAAAGATTCGTGGTATTCGTGTCAAACAACGCAGGCCAACTTTATGGGTTATTGATGATCTTGAAACTCCTGATACCATCAGCAATCCAAAACGCATGCGAAAACAGGCTGATAAAATTGAGCGTGAAGTTCTCCCAACAATGACAGGTAAAGTAAGACGTGTCCTTTACGCTTGTAATAAGTTTGCCAGGATAATGACTCAAACCATATTACAGGAACGCCATCCCGAATGGAAAGTTAACCAAATCAAAGCCTATAATAAAGTCACTCATGAGCCGGCATGGCCATCTATGTATACTGCTGAATACTATATTCAACAGGAAATTGATATGGGATTAGTTGCTGCCTATGCTGAATACTTGCATGAAACGAAATTAGAAGGTAAAAACTTTAGTGAAGATCAATGCCAATGGACAAAGTTACCTGAATTGGAAGATATGCAAATGATTCTGGTACATTGGGATATTGCATATACTGACAATGAATCAAGTGACTATAATGCCGTTAAAGTATGGGGTACAATGAATCGTAAATTCTTTATGATAGATTGTTTTGTAAAACAAGCCAAAATGAAGCTTGCATGTAACTGGATGTGTGAGTTTAAAAAAAGTTTGCCACAAGGAGTAAATGTAATATTTCAATTTGAATCACAATTTTGGAATGAAGAAGTTGAACGAAACATTATTGAATCTGAAAATGATTATAACATTTCACTCAATATTATGAAGGTGACTTCAAACGGTAATAAATTGCACCGTATATTGACAATGCAACCCTATTATCAAAACTCTCGAATATATTATAATGAGGGTTTGAAAAGTCACTCAGATACACAGGTAGGAATCATGCAACTTTGCGCCGTTGAAGAAGGTAGTACCGAACATGATGATAGTCCGGATGCTGATCAGTGTGCAATTTTAGCTTTAGAAAAATATTCCACTCCAACTCAAAGGAATAATAATGAAAAACCATTTCAATCAGGTAAAATGAAACATAATTTTGAACGAGCATGAAATATATTGATGAAACTGACCTGGCATCGGTCATACAAGAACGATTTTTAGATGATAGTACTGCCAACATTGCAGGTACTGATGCTATCCTGGTTGACCTTGAGCAAAAGGCCATTGATTATGTCGTTTCATACATTACCGGTCGTTATAATACCGACCTGATATTTACTACAGTTGAACCAATGCGTAACGGTGTATTACGCCAAATCATTGCTCAAATAGTCGTATATCGTGCCGTACGTCGTAATGCTGCACGTAAGGTTCCTGAAGATTATGTTACATTGATGAGTGATTCTACAAAGCAACTAGAACGTATTCAATCAGGTGCAATGTCACTCCCTTCATTGCCTTTAATAACCGCATCTGATGGAACGACTAGTTCACTGATGACAGGTAATAGTACGAACACTGATTTTTTCATTTAAATACCATTTAAACAGTATGCCAAAAGGAAACAGAATTGTAGCAGCAATTGAAACAGCTATCTTAAGCCGTGTGAAAAGTAATTCATTGTTTAGTGAATACTATAAACGTACAGAATCACGTGTTGATTATACGCGACAAGCAACACTCTACAAAGCAAAAGAAATTAAGGACTGGAAATTAGCCATTGCATCAGCAACCGACCCTTATTATCCACGACGGGGTGAACTGTGCCGGTTCTATCAATCACTTAAATTAGATAATCACCTGGCATCTGTGATAGACTCACGTATAATGCGCGTTCAACGTTCATCATATAAAATTGTAAACGAAAAAGGGGAAGAAAATGAGGACTTGAAAAAATTACTTGAACGTCCATGGTTTGATGATATGGTACGGTTAGTAGTTGGTAAGAATTTTCAAGGTACAACGCTCATTGAATTATTTGACCTTGATGAGAACGGTGAACTATCACATGTCAAGGAAATTCCACAAACGAATTTCATAGCACAGTCAGGTATCATTGTCAATTATGAATTTGATACGGATGGTATTTCATATAAGGATGGCATTTACAGTGATTATTACATTCAGGTAGGTGATGATTGGGAACTTGGTATGTTGAATGAACTTGCCATGATTATACTTGCAAAAAAATTAGGACTTGGTTCGTGGATGTCCTATATTGATAAGTTTGGAGTACCACCGGTATTTGTAACAACCGACCGTCAAGACCCTAAACGTACTGAAGAATTATTTGATATGCTTACTAATTTTCGTTCAAACAATTTCACCATTTTAAAGGGAAATGAGAAAGTAGAAATTCCGAATAACTATAACTCAGATGCATATCAGTCATTCAAAGCTTTAAATGAGTTTGCAGATGAACAAATAAGCAAACGTGTATTGGGAAATACAGCATCAACAGATAAGAAAGCTTTTGTTGGAGCCGCCGAAGTACAGGAACGAGTATCTCAAGACCGTTATGAAGCAGACAAACTATTATTTAAATACTTTTTTAATACTCAGATTCGTCAACGCCTGGCTAAACTCAGCAGTGTTTATGCTGACTTTGCAACCCATACAATTATATATGATAATCAGGAAACTATTGCTATCACTGATTATATTGATGGTGTTCAAAAACTAGCTCAATACTTTGATTTTGATACGGAAGAAATCAAAAAACGTACAGGGTTACCTATTATCGGATTAAAAGTTGTACCTAACCCAATAAACCAACCGACTACCGACACTCAAAAAAAAAAGCCTAGTGCATCCGTAAATTTTCAATATGCACCTTTTGCAAGGATAAATGCAATAGCTTCAACTTGGGATAAGAATGCTGAAACATTGGCTAATCATATTTATAGTGGTAAAATTAAACCATCAGACCTGAATAAAGAGATGGTTATAAGTCATTATAATACCTTTAATGATTCGGCTTCAGAAGCATGGGGTAAAGACTACCTGGAGACTGAAATTACAAGTCAGATACGGGATAACCTTATGAAGTTTAGCGGGGCAAAGACCTATAATCTAATGTCACAGTTAACGGAACTGACTGTTAAAGGACTTGACAAGACTCAATACCTAGGTGAAGCTCAAAAAGTTATTTTCCTACATAACAATATCTATTTGGGTGTAGAAAAGAACTTCGTAGCCAGTTGTGCAAACAGTGCAAAAGATTGGGAACAATTTGTTAAGGACATTGATATTTATCCTAATCTTATATTCAAAACAATGGAAGATGCTGAGGTTCGTGAAGAACATGCATCACTGGATGGTATGGTTAGACCGGTAAACGACCCTGATTGGGATATGTATACACCACCACTGGGTTTTCGTTGCCGTTGTTGGCTTGAACAAACCCTTGATGATGCAACTGAAACTCCAAAAGTAAATATTGACGAACAATTTTGCAACAATACAGGCAAAACAGGTGAAGTATTTACCGAAGAACACAACTATTTTAAGTCAATTCCGGAAGATGATAGAGACTTCGTGACTGAAAATACCGACAAAATCAAGGAAAGTATGAACGAATAGTACTGTAAAATCATCATGGATAAGAATAAAGTACCTGATTTTTCCAATATAGGTAAGGATTTGTTGAAAGAAGCACACAGAATTGCTGCAACTGAATCAGTAAAGTTTTTCAAACAAAGCTTTGTTAAAGAAGGTTTCACAGATATATCCTTTTCTCCCTGGAAGAAAACTACAAATCCAATGGCCAGCAAACGGACTCTCTTTGGAAGTGGTGAAAGAGGTCATTTAATGCAATCAATTCGTAAGACTGAAGAAACACCTACACGCATTGTTATTGAATCAGACAAAGACTATTCAGAGATACACAATGAAGGTGGTTCAATAACTGTAACAGTCCAAATGAAAAAATTCTTTTGGGCAAAATACTATGAACTGAGTGGTCAGGTTAAAACAACAAGAGGTGGTACGGCTTCATCTATGTCAAAGGCAAACAGGGTAACCGGTACAAAGGTTATGTTTTTTAAACGCATGGCCTTGATGAAAGTAGGTTCAAAGATTCATATTCCTAAACGTCAGTTCATGGGTAATAGTCAAACGATGATGAACATATTTAATACTTTGTATAAAGAGAAAATTGATATTTCATTTAAACAGCATTTAAATAAATAGAATTATGCAATACTGGAGTGAATTATATTTAGAGATCAGCAAACAAATAACTGATAACCTTCCAGAGATTCAATGGTGTGATCTTTGGCACGAACAAGTAAGTTATCTTACTTCTGAACTTCCATTCCCAACACCTGCTGTATTCATTTCATTAAACATGTTGAATACTGAGGACAAAGGATTGAAAGGCCAGTTATGCAATACTCAGATTGATTTTTATTTATTCTTTGAAACATTCTCAGATTCTTATTCCGGTTCAATCAATCGTGATTCTGCTTTGAACTTTCTGAATCAACTCACAGAGATACATAAACTATTTCATGGTACATCAGGAACTAATTTCAGTGAGATGCGACGTGTGGACATGAAGCGTGAAGATAGTGGTGATTCAGGTAACTTATACCGTATATCATTCCAGTGTACAGTAGACGATATGAGCGCAATGGAAGAATATAATGATACGGATGTAGAGGATATTGTAATTACAAGGGATGGTTCAACTATTGAACCTGTGGATACATCCACATTTATCGTTGAGATATAGTCTTTTCTTTCTTTTCGAGTAGGTTGTTATAATACTCATGGTTATCAGTATCATAGAATATTCGTGCATATATATAATTTGTATCCAGGTAGAAATGTTGTTCAGACATAATTTTCAAAACATCATCCATACGCATACGTTTTAAATCGTATAGTTCATGGAACTTACTTAAAA